CGGGTGAGGGCACGTACAAGAGAGTCAGCCATGGACAGATGATGGGTGCCTACCTTTCCTTCCCTCTCCTTTGCCTGCAGTCTTACATCGCGGCCCGTTGGGCCGCGAGGTTCGATGAGGGAGCTCGTTTTCTCGTGAACGGGGATGATACCATCATCTCGGCCTCGCGGGAGGTGTTGCGTGAGGACTACCCTTCGGGGTTCCGGCTCAACGACACCAAGACGATTCGGGCGCCGAACGTGGCCGAGCTTAACTCGACCGTGTTCCTTAGGAGGGGGGGTAAGTGGTGTGAGGTGCGCCACTTGCGGAGAGGTGGGGCTTGCTCTACTTATCAAGGGATGATGCATATGGCGGCTGCCGTATCATCTAGGCCTTGCTGGATCGATGCGTTTATACGCTCGAGGATAGGTAGGGCATGGGGGTTTCTCCCCTCGCAGCTGGGTTTTCGGACCTACCCCTCTTACAAGAGAGAGAGGGGCTTGCGTGTTCGTAGGGTTTTTACGCCGCTTCCCGCGGCCCCTAGCACCACGGACCCGAGGCTGCGTTGCGTCCAGGGAAGGGACGCGACTGCCGCGGAAGCTGATCTTTTACGGGACTTCCTGTGGGAGCACGGCAGAGGGGAGTTGATGAAGAGGGACGGGTGGACTCCCAGTCTAGGTGCCATCCGTCGGACATACCAGTATCGGTCCAAGCCGTGCTGGCGTACCTGTAGCTTCGTCGGCTACCGGGCGCAGGGTCCCGTCCCTGTAAAACGGCCCGTGTTCTTTCTGCCTGCAGATGCGAACACGGAAGAAGAAGAGTGTGGGCTCCTCGCGTTGGAGCTGTGGCGTCGAGCCGCAGTTTCGCTGGCCGAGGAGTGAAGAGCACGACGGTTCCTGCCGTCTCTGGTCAACTCTGACATTAGTGCCTAGTTTAGGCAGGTAGCTGAGCTTTAATGTCTTCCTGCGTACCTCACGCATCCGGTACCCAACCGTCGTGTAAGTCCTGACTCCTTCGGGAGCTGAGTTCAGGCCTCGGTCGTGTCACGAGGGAAAGGTGTTTTTAAAAGTGAGCAGCGGGTTCAGACGCCTGTACATCTAGGTCGTCGTCGCGGGGCTCTTCGGAGCAGGGGAGTTGACAGTGGAGGGGTTAGTGCTGCCGGAGCACGGCCCTAGGTCAATGAAAGGAACCCCTCCGGGGGGACTGACTAGTTGGCATTTAGCCCACTGAGCTGTGGACGCTAATGTCCACGTTGGTGCCCGGTTCGCTTTCGCGGTGACCTGCGCCAACTCGTGCGCCCCCCCGTTTATGACGAGAGAGCACGTAGCCGCTTCACCCCTGCGCGTTAGCACGAGGGTACCCCCTGGTAACTCCGCCAGCGGTTCAGGGGTTAAACGGTGTCACGACTGCCTTCGGGCCAGCCGTGAGACTAAGGAGACGATCCGAAATGGCTTGCAGCTGGTCAGGGTTAGGTACGGTCTTCCGTACGCTGAACTTCCGGACTGCGAGCCATCGTTGCTCGGACGTTTCCACACTTTTCTTTTGGAACAGGGCAAGGAGCGGGCCTCTGTTCCCTTCCCGCGTCGCCAGCGTCGCGGGGAAAATGGCGTTGTCCTGCAACGCTTGCGCCGCCATGAGCGCTGGGAGCTTGCTCTCAGTGTTGCTAGTATTAAGCGCAACCTGCCAGCAGGTTGTACTCGGTGTACTCCGTCAGCGCGACCTGCGTGGGAAGAGGTCGCGTTCTCTAAACCCCCACCTCAATCACCCGAGTATCTTGCGTTCGTTAAAGCCGAAGCATCTCGGATCTTCCGCCCTGGTTGGGACCGGCAGTATGGCTCATTCGTCATGAACCATCTGCCTAATTCCACCAGCCGCGAGCCGAAACGCTCGCGTGCAGACCACCTTTGGGCTGGTCGGCGGCAAGAGTTCGTTAGTGCGTGTCTTGAGGAGCAGGAGATTGGATCCCTGTTCTCCGCGCGCTACAAGGAGGTCATGTCCGCGGGCAAGTGTAGACCACTCCTCATCTACGATGAGCGGGTCGACTTGCTGGGTCCGTTGCACAAGATGATGTACTCCCATCTGCGACGATTCGACTGGCTTCTTTGCGGTCCACCAACCGGCGAAGTGATTGCATCTGTCTGTGTCAGGGCAATCCAGACCTCGGTCGATCTGGTTTCTGCAACTGACGGCCTCTACCACTCTGTGGCGGAGGCGATCTTGGACGCTGCTTTCTTCACTTCTGTGAAGGTGCCTCGAAGCCTTAGGGCCCTGGCTAAGGCATCTCTGAGCCCGATTGTACCGTCGGGTGAGGGCACGTACAAGAGAGTCAGCCATGGACAGATGATGGGTGCCTACCTTTCCTTCCCTCTCCTTTGCCTGCAGTCTTACATCGCGGCCCGTTGGGCCGCGAGGTTCGATGAGGGAGCTCGTTTTCTCGTGAACG